CGCCCTGCGCAGCCGCTCGGAGATCTTCCAGACGTTGCCCGGTTGGTCCCTCGGCGAGCGCGCGGAACAGGTCCGTGGCTGCGTCGATCGAGCCCACCGCGAGATCGGCGCCTTCGCCCAGCGCAACCCGGTCGCGGCGCACACGGGCCGCGCTCTCGCTGCCGCCCAAGGCGCGCGCGCCGAGTTCTCGTGCGGACCCGACCAGTCCTGCGGCCGTGCGCTCGATCGGGGCGTACAGCGCAACTGCGGCGTTCCCCATGAAGTTCGCGACGTGACTCGGCGGAGCCGTCAACGCGAGCGCCTGAAGTGTCTCGGCCAACTTGTCAACGTTCGTGGAGCGCCGGCCGGCGACGAGTGCAGCTGTCTCACCTGCCATGTCGCCCCGCGCGCGCAGCACGTCGGCGGTGTCCATCGCCTGCATCAACCGGTCAACGTTCGCGTCGGGGCCGAGCTTCGAGAGTTGATCCGCAAGGCTCCGCGTCTCGGCCGACGACTCGCGTACGCGGCGGTGGATCGCGAGCGACCGCGCCGCCTCGGCCTGCGCCCCGCTCGTCGTGGCGACCATCTCACCGAGCTGGTGGTAGGCCGCGACGAGCTCCGCCTTCGTCTCGCTCGAGTCGTCGCCGTTCTTCACCCGGTCGCGGATCGAGTAGAGCCGGTCCTTCAGCGCGTTCGTGTAGGTGTGCATCGCGAACATGTCGGCCGCGCTGCGGGCGTTCATGCCGGGCGTGCGCGCGAGCCAGCGCTTCACGTTGTCGGCGCCCTGGATCCCCATGCTCGCGGCAGCGTCGTTCACGATCTGGTCGAGCGGGACAACGCCGCGGCGCGCCGTCGAGATCTGCTGCTGATACAGGTCCGCGATCGCCTGGAGCGACGCGCGCCGCTCGCCCGCGGGGTCGTCTGGGTACTTCGACAGGTTCAGGTAGCCGGCCGTGGCGTGCTCGAGGTCCTCGCCGCTCGCGACGCGCGCGCCGATCTGGCCCTCGACCCGGCCGATCAGCTCGGTCTGTGCGGCGAGCTCCTCGGGCGTCGGCTCGCGCTTCGGCGTTGCCTCGGTCGAGATCGCGCCACGCTCGCTGGCGAGGGTCTGGGGCTCAAGCGGCTGTTCCTCGCGCAGCAGCCGGTGCGCCAGGTCGCCGGCGACGTGCTCGACCGTCGGGAACTCGCCCGGGGTGACCGGCTCGCGCACCGCGGGCGCGGCCTTGCGCTCCTCGCGGGGCATGAAGGCGCGGGCCGCGAGCTCGTCGAGCGAGCCGCGCACCGCCGAGTCGCTCGGGGGGCGTGCGACGAGCGTTGCCCCGGCGCCGGTCGCGAGGCCCGCGCCGAGCAGCGTTGCCGGGTCGCGCTCGCCCGCCAGCGCCGCGCCGCCCGCGCCCGCAGCACCGCCGAACCCGGCGCGCACGATCGAACGCACGACTGGGTCCGCGATGTCCTCCGCGAGCGCGCCGCCCGCGCCGAGGCCTGCGCCGAACACCAGTCCAGCCGCAGCGGGGATCGCCGCGCGCGCCGGGTCGAACTCGCCCGTGGCCGGGTCAACGCTCGCCGTCGCACCCGCCGAGGTCGCGGCCGTGAGCCCCGCCGCGAGCGCCTTCGATCCGAGTACCGCCTCGGGCGCGCCGGCCAGCTCGAGCATAGTCGGCACCGCCGCTCCGCCGTAGTAGGCCGCGCCGCCGAGCACGCGTTCGCCCACGCTCGGCCCGGTCATGCCGCGCGCCTCGGCGTCGAGTCGGTCGCGCAGGCCGGCGAGGTGCCCCGCGGTCGCGCGCAGGCGCTTGCGCTCCGATAGGTCGATGCGCTCGGCCTGCGGATCCACGACCCGGTTCAAGAAGTCGGCGAGGTCCGCCATGCCGGGCGCGCCGAGCGAGACTGCAGTCGCCCCCTGGCCGAGCGTGCCCGCCGCCGCGCCGCGCGCGAACTGGCCGACGGCGTTCGTGAGGGCGCGGTTCGCGCCGCCCGAGGCGTCGGGCTCTGGCGGCGGTGCCGGCGCCGGTGGCGCGAGCAACATCGACAGATCGAGCAGCTCGTCGGGCTGCAGGTCGATCCGCGCCACGGGCTACTGCCCCGGCGACTTGAAGGTCGGGTTCGCCCCCGCGCCGCCACCGCGGAGCCCAAGCAGCGCGTCGATGAGGTCGGTGCTCGGAAAGATGAACTTCTGTTCCCAGGGCTCGAGCGTCTGCCCGCTCTTCAGCTTGGCGATGATGCGCAGCTTCTCGTCACGCAACGCGTTCGGCGCAGGCGGCTGCCGCTCCCGCGGGGTCGGCGACCATGGCTCGTGGATCTGCGTCTCCTCGCCGGTCGTCTTGTCGTACGAGTAGCGCGCGCGCGTGCCGGGCGGAGCGCCCTCGACGCCAGCGGTGTACGTGTCGACGTGCGGTGCGGGCGGCCGGTACGGCTTGTAACGCCCGGTCGCCTGCCCGATCATCCGCGCGATCTGCTCCTGCGGGTCGCTCGTCGGTGGAAGCTCGCCGATCGCGCTCCCGATCTGCTGCCGCGTGATCTCGCCGGACGCATCTGCACCCGCTGCACCGTATGCACTCGGCGCAGCAACGATCCCGCGCGGCCCATGCGCGATCAGGTTCGCGAGCGTAGTCCAGCGCGCACGTGTGAGCGCAGCCTGCTTCGCGTCGCCGGTGAGCCCCGATGCCTGCGGGCCGAGCAACGCCGACTCCAGGTTCTGCCGCCACGAGGGCGCCGTCGGCGCGGCCATCGACTGCACCGCGTCGCGCGTGATCGGCGTGATGAACCCAGGCTTTGCGAGGCCTTCCGTCAGATCGCCCCCGGCATCGGACTTCGGAGCGCCGCCCTGGCCGAAGAGCTTCCCGAGCGAGGCGAGGAAACCGCCGCCACCGCCTGACGCAGCACCGCTGGCAGCACCGGCCGCACCTGCAGCTCCCGCGGGGTCGGCGACCGCAGGCGCAGCCGCGCTAGCAGCCCCAGCAGCCTCGGCCGCACCGGCCCCAGCCGCAGCAGCACTGCCGCCGCCGCCGAGCAGACTCGCGAGCCACGCCAGCAGCGCACCCATCAGTTCTTCCCTGCGAAGCCGCCGACGGCGCTGCGCGCGACGCTACCGCCGCTCGGGCTGTTCGTCATGCTGCCGTACGTGTTCGTCTTGCCCGTGATCGGCGAGCCGATGAGCGCCGCGAACTGGCCCAGCCTCTGCCACGGCTCGTTCTGCGAGAAGTCGAAGCGCTGAACGAGCTCGTCGAGAAGCGCTTGCGAGCGCTGCTCGCGCTGCCCGCCAACCTGGCCGAGCGCGTTGATGTCGCCGTAGTCCGCCGCCGAGAGCGAGCCGGGATCCCGAGCCGCGGTGTCCTGCCGCCCTCTCTCGGCCTGGTAGTTCCCGCCGTAGACGTCGACGCCCAGATCGGCGAGTGAGCGGCCGAGGTTCCCCACCGCGCTGTCCTGCGCGAAGCGATAGGCACCGCCACCCGTCCGCCCCGCAGTAGCAAACCGCGTGTCGATCGCAGGCAACACCGCGTTGTTGAAGTTGCGCGTCACCGCACCGGCCGCCTTGTCGTAGGTCGCATCGAGCCAGGGATTCGTGCTCGGGTCCAGGTAGTCGCCAGCGAGCGTCCGGCCCAGGACATCACGCGCTCCGCCGGCTAGCGAGTCGCCGCTCCGCGCTCGAGCCTCGGCGGCGGCGCGCGCATCCAAGGTCGCGGCGTCCTCGGGCGCGATCATCTCGCCCGGGTACATCTGCTGCGGCGTCATCGAGAGCGCGCTCGCCCGCGAGAAGAGGTCCATCAGATACGGCTTCTGGCCCTTCCACGGGGCGGAGCTCGTGACCTGATTCTGCGAGCCACTCTGCGTCTCGAATCCGCCGCCCATCAGCGCACGTCCTTCGTGAACACGGTGTAGGCCGCCGAGAAGTCGGGGAAGATGCGCAGCCACGCGCGCGGCCCCGCGATCTGAACCTCGGCGCAGCCGGCCTCGCGGGCGTAGCGCTCAACCTTCGGCCAGAGGTGCTGCGCTGCGCGCCGCTCGCCGCTGTACATGAACACCGACAGTACCGACTTGCCCGGAAACACGAGGATCTGACTCGCCCCGACCGCAATTACGTCCTCGCCCTGCATCACGACCCAGAGCCGATAGCGCTCCTCCTCGGTCCCGCGACGCACGTCCTCGACGTCGAGCCGACCGGCACCGCGCCGTACCGACTTCTCGACGAACGGCCGTAGCCGCGGCCACAGGTCGTTGACTCGCCACGGCGGGACGATCATGAGCTCGAGTTCTGGCTCGGTCGGCACCACGACGTCGGCCGACTCCGCTGCGCGTGAAGGCATCACGTCTCCGGTCACGTCTGCGGTCACACCGGCACCTCTTCCCACGTGAAGCCCGAAGCCGCGCTGTGCGCGACGGGCGTCGTGGTCGCGAGCAGCGCGATCAACCCACCGGGCGGGATGATCCAGAGCCCGTCGAAGTTGTCGACGGTTGCACCGAGAAGCGTGGGGTAGCCCGCCGCGGTGTCCAGCGAGGCGATGTTGTGGACGTTGCCGCCCGCGAGCCCCCCGGCCGCGCGCACCACAAGGCTGCCGACGAGCCCGGTCAACGCGATGCCGCTCATGTCCTTCACCTGCGAGCCGGCCTGAGTCAGCGTCTTGCGGTTGAGTGGCACGGTGCCGAGCGTGAGCGCGCTCTGGCCCGTCGCCGTCGCCCACACGAACGGCCCGCCGCCCGTGTTCTGAAGCGCCGTGATGACCACCTGGAGCGCGGCGTGGATCAGCACCGCGTTCACGAGCGAGCTGAGCGGGTTGTAGAGCCCGAGGATCGGCGTGCAGGTCGCGCCCAGCGTGCCCGTCGTGAAGGTCACGTTCGAGATCGAGGTGAGCGTCATCCCACCGCTGAACACGTTGCCGCGGTAATTCTGTTCGTAGTAGCGCCCGTGGAGGAGACCCGGAATCTCGGCGTTCTTGCCGAGCCGCAGTGGGTAGGGAGCGCCATCGCCCGTGGATGCCGGCCCAACTACACCTTCCAGTTTCATCTCGATCTCCTACAAATCCCCGAGCTCGGCGTCCGCCTGCTCGAAGTCTTCCTCGAGGCCTTCGGGGACCTCGTCTGTCAGCTCCACGAAGGCGAGCAAGAGCCGCCGGAACTTCACGTCCAGTGACGCTAGCTCCATGCGGACGTTGATTCGACCATTCGCCGGGTCGGCCGCAGCAGACACGTCGATCTCGTCGCCGTCCTGGAAGTTCAGCCCCGCCGCCGAACCCACCGAGGCACCGTCGACCGAGATCGGTGCCGTGGGCCCGGTCGCCCCCGTAGCGCCCGTCGCACCGGTTGCGCCTGGGGCGCCGGGCGCACCTGGCGGACCGGGCGGGCCCGCACCGCCGACACCGGCCGCGATCAGCTGCTGCACGGCGAGCGCAATCTTGTAGCGGTGATCTGCCTCATCCTTCCATACGAGCGGGGGCGCCTTGATCTCGGGCACTAGCGACCTCCCGTCTCGCGGTACTCGAGATCGACGCAGCTGGCCTTGACGCCCCAGCCCGAGGGCAGGGTGAGCCGCACGCGGTGATAGCGGCCGTCGCCTCGCAGCTTCACGACGCCGCTCTCCCGCCGCGCGAGGTCCGCTCCATACGCGACCGGGTCGTCGTAGTTGCGCCGACGCGCGAGCGCAATCGTTGGCTCGCCTGAGACGACGATCGGGCGCGCGCCCTGCACCTGCGCGCGTCGACCCGGCACGAGCTCGAGGTCGCCCGTCTCGATCGTCGCCACCATCGAGGTGCCCGTGAAGGTTCCGACCTGGTGCGAGGTGTCGAACGCGCCACCGATCGCCGCACCGAGCGCGACATCGTCCCAGCCGCCCGAGAGCGAGTCGGGGATGGGCGACGGCAGGCGGTCCATCGAGAGATTCGGACCGGGGTTGCGGAGGCGAATCAGGCACTCGTGCTGCAGTTCGAACACGCCCCACTCGGCGAGCTGCTGGTCGAACACGAGCACGCGGTTCGGCGTGCCGCCCGTGTTGCCCTGGCCGACGTAGCCGATGAGCACGCGCGGCCCCGACGGGTCGATGATCCAGGAGATCCGGTCGATGAAGTCGATCTGCAGGTCCGAACGGAAGAAGTCGTCGACGATGCCACGGCCGACCGGCTCACTCGTTGTCCCGTCGAACACGCGCCAGCCCTGCTCGGACCAGAAGAGCGCACGGCCGCCGAAAGCGATTGCGAGGTGGTGGTAGAGCGCGCCGAGCTCGGGCTCAGCCTCGCGCAGGTTGAAGATCGCGTCGCCGCCGATGTAGTCCGCACGCCAGATCGAGCGCTCGCGGAAGATCACGCCCGAGTCCTGGCCCGAGATGATGCGGGTGACTCCGCCGCCCTGGCCCGGCAACGTGTCGCGATCGGCCTGCGCCGAGATGGCGGGGGCTGAACCGGGCACGGGCCAGCTGCGCCCGTTCCCGATCGCGCACCACCAGATGCCGTTCTGCACGTGGCCGTTCGTCAGGTCGAAGACGTCCCCGAGCATCACGAAGTTGCCGACGATCCCGACGTGCCGCGCGCGCGGGGCACCGATGCCGCCGGGGTCGCCGAGGCCAGGCTGCGCCACGTTCGTCGTGAGGTTCGAGAAGATTGCGTCGGTCCCGATCTCGAAGCCCTGCACCGGGTCGTCGTAGTCCGTCGCGATGACGAGGGGCTTGAGGCCGGTGACCTCGGAGGCGAACACCGCGAACTCCCATCGCCGCGTCGCCCCGTAGCCGCCGCCCCGCGAGATGTTGGTCAGCACGTTCGCGACCATCCGGTAGAGCTTCGTCGCGTTGCCCGCGAAGTTCTCCGGCGAGCCGTCCCGATCCGATGTGCCCAGGAAGCCGCGCGCGTAGGCGTCGAGCGCCCCGTACTCGGAGAGCGACACGAGCCCGGGGTAGGGCGCCTTGCCGCCGGGGAAGGGCACGCAGCCACTCGCGACAAGCGGGCCCGGGGCTTCCAGCGGCGGCGCATCGGGCATCCACGGTCCGAGCGCGATTCGCCGCAGCGTCATGGTGTCGCTCCGAGCCCTCGCTGGCGCAGGGGCCCACCGCTTGTGCGCAGGCGGAACATGCGGCGGCGCGCGCCCGCAACCGCATCGTCGAAGAAGCTCTTCCACAGCGGCACGCGCGCCTCGCCGTCGATGAAGGGCGCGGCCTCGAGGAGCGACCCGTAGAAGAGCGCGCCCGGAGCGGTGAGCAGGAGCGGCGTGGTTGCAGTCGTACCGGACAGATGCGCGACGCCGGCGATGTACTCGAGCGTGTAGGCGTAGTTCCCGTCGGGGGTGGGCGAGAGCGCGAGCTGCGTCACGCCACGCACACGCGCGAGGGCCGGGAAGCCGGGCGAGACCGAGCGGAAGCGCACCCACTCCGCTGCGCCCACGATGTCGGGCGTCGAGGGTGTCGGGCTGTCGATCTGGAGCGAGCGCGGCTCGAAGCAGTCGGCCGGGAGCGGCACGTAGTCCTGGCCGGACACGAGGTTCCCAGTGACGACGAGGAGCGACTGCTCGAGGTCGAGCTTCTCGGCGATCGAGATCTCGGCCAGGTAGATGAAGTCGGGGATCTGCGCCGTGAGATCGTCTCGATCGAGGTGATCAGCGATCGCCGCCTGCAGCTCCGTGTAGTTCCCGAACGGCATCTAGATCCGCCCCCCCGACACGCGCAGGTGACGGTACTCGGGGTCGTTCAGGCGCTTGCGCACCTTCGGCCAGTCCTCGGGCTTCAAGACGTTGATGCCCTCGCGGAGCCACTGCTCGACGACGATGAGCGGGATCTCGGCCACGTGCCGGCGCGACTTGTCGGCGTTGTAGCCGCGCGCGCCATCCGACCAGGCGAGTTCCTTGTTGCGATCGAGGTAGGGCTCGACGTCTTGGGTGCGGCGCACGATGACGTCGCCGGTCGCCGGATCGGTACGGTGCTCGGTGAGCAGCATGCCCGCGCGATCGGCGCGAGCGAGAAGCGCGTTCAGGCGCGCGCCGCTCTCGAAGCCCACCGCATCACGCCCACGTCAGCTGCGGAGATGCGACCACGCGGCCGTCCGGCATCTGGACGAACAGGAAGCGCGTGTGCGCGCCCGCGGCCTCGGTGACGCGCACGATGAGCGTGCCCGTAGTCGGATCGGTCGACACCATCAGGAACCGCGACGCCGTGAATGTCTGGATCAGGATGCCGGTCGCCGGCACCGAGAGGCCGGTCATCGTCGCCGCGGCCAACGCGGTCACCGCGCCGCCGTCGACGCCGCACCAGATGATAAAGGCGACCGTCTTCTTGATCGGTCGCGTGCCCGCGCGCGCGACCAGCTGCATCGTGAGGTCGATCGCATCCGCAGCACCTGCTCCTTCCGCGCTGGGGGTGAACAGGATGTCGTAGAACTCGAGCGGCCCGTTGGCGATGTACAACGCCTGATTGGGGCTGCCGCTCTGCTTCAGGTCTGCCATCGCACGCCTCCTGCTAGACCAGAGTCAGATCGGCGATGATCCCCGACGCCCACGGGTTCGAGGCCTTCAACCCGTACTCGCCCAGCACCTGCTTGCGGCGCGAGTCGCCGGTGATCGCGAGGTCCTGGCTGAACACGGAGCGGTACCAGTCGAGCGACCAGTGCTCGGGGTCGATCAAGAGCACGTCGCCCTCGTACTGGAACCGCGACGGGACGACGTTGTGCTCGCCCCAGTCCGACACGTAGACGCCGATCGACGCCACGAGGCGCTTCTCGTCGGCCATGATCGTGCGAGTCGCGTTGCCGGTGAAGCCTGAGATCTTCTGCCGGTTGATCGGCCCGGCCTGGATGTTCTTCACCTTGCCGCCCTGGGTCCAGACGAGCGAGAGGCCCTGCTTCAGCAGATCCTCCGTGAGCTCGCGCGCGGTGCCCGCGGTGATCTGCGCGCCGTCGGTCGGCTGCGCCACCGTGGTCGAGATGCCCGCCGCCGCGGCGCCCGCACCGTTGCGCAACGCCGTGTTCGGACCCATCCAAGTCTGGTACGCCGCCGTCGCACGCACCGAGCCGGCTGCGCCAGCCGCGTTCTCCGACGGCAGCGCCGCGTTCGCGACGCCCGCGCGGTTGGTAAGCATGAACTCGATGTCGAGCATCATCTCTTCAATCTTGCGCGCCATCGCACGGCCCATTTCGTCGTCGCGACCGGCGAGATTCGATGCCTGCGCCGAGCCTGCCACCGACGCGACCTTGTCCGAGATCTGCGTGAAGGTGTGCAGGCGCTGCGGCTGTGAGGTCGCGTCCGTCGTGGCGTCGTCGCCCGACAGCACGCGGTTCGCCGCCGCCGGCACCAGCTTGTCCATCAGCCATTCGTGCAGGGTGTTCGTCGCCTTCCCCTGCTTGATCGAGCTCGTGAACGGCCGCTCGGTCGGGCTGATGTCGTCGATCAGATCCGAGAGATCCTCTCGGCGTCCGATCTGCGTGTAGGTCAGCAGGGTTTGAGATGGGACGGACATCGGGCCCTCCTAGTGGATCGCACCGCGTTCGGCCAAGACCGCGGCCAAGTCCTCGGTCTTCCCCGTCCGCTGGTACTTGCGCCGGAGCGCCGCCATGCGGTCGGATTCCTTCTTCGCAGCGCCATCGCCGTCGACGCGCGCGCCCTTCGGCAGTGACTTCGGCGCGCCCGCGGGCTTGCGCTTGGCAGCCTCGGCGACGGTGCGGTCGTACATCGCGGCCTTGTGCAGCGTCTTCAGCACGGCCTTGTCGTAGATCGCATCGCCGAACGCGAGCAGCTGCTGCGGCGTGAAGTTCGCCTGCACGTAGCCGCCGACGTTGTCGATCCACGCCTTGCCTCGGGCGGGATCAGCGAAGTCGGGAATCTCGGCGCGCAGCTCGACCGCCTGCTGGTTCCGCCACTTCTCGGCGGCGGCAGTGTTCTCGCTCTCGACCCGCTTCTGCTCCTCGGTCATCGCCTGGAGCGCCTTCGACACCACGCCGCGTCGCGCGTCCTGCTGCTCGCGAGCGGCGATGTAGCCCTCGGGGTTCTCGGCCTTGAGCGCCGCCCAGTCGATCTTCTCGCCCTCGACCTGGATGAGCAGCGCCTCGGTCAGCCCCTGGATCTTCCCGAACACCTCGGAGCGCTCGCCCTTCAGCGCGCCGAGCGCGTTCTCGTACTCGGCAAGCTTCGCGGCAACCTGCGGCTGGAGCCGCGCGCCCTCGTGCGCCGAGCGGTAGTCCGCAACGACCTGCGCCAGCGCGATCGGCTTGCCGTCGACGCCGTTGATCTTCAGGCGGCCGAGCAGCTCCTCCTCGGTGGTCTCGAGGCCCTGCGCGAGCTGCTCGAACGTCTCGAGCGGTGGCTCCTCGACCGGTGCCTCGTCGGGCGCATCGGGGTCGACCTCGGGATCGGGAGTCGCGACCTCGGCTTCGGCACCGTCGAGCGCGAGCTCGGGCTGAACCTCTTCGGGCTCGGCCTCAGCAGCAGGTTCGGTTGCCTTGGCTACCTGACGGTTTGGGGTCGGCTCGATCGTGCTACCCAGGCGGGTAGACAGCTTCTCTACGAGGTCAGGTGACGGTTCGCCCGGCACCGGCGTCTGCGGCTTCGGCCGCGCGCTGCGCTGTTTCGAGTCTCACGGCAGCCAAGTCACCGTCTTGCATGAACTTCGTCAAGAGAGCGCGCGCTTTCCGCAGCGCGACGAGCGTTCGGTAGAGGTCATCGCGGATTTCCGGCGAAGTGAGCCAGCCCTGCGCGCGGCCGTCCTTGTCTGCGGGCAGCGGGTTCGGATTCGACCAGGCGTAGACGATCGAGCGCTCGACCGCGTCGAATGATTCCACGTACAACGGGTCCTCGAGGATTCGCTGCGCGCGTTGACCACGAGAGATCAGCTCCTCGGGACTCAGCTTGCGCTCGTTCACTGATTCGCCTGCGAATCGATCTTCTCGAGATTCGCACCGACATGCGCGAGCGCGATTCGTTCCTTCGACTGCATCTCGGCGACGCGGAGTTCCGAGTCGCTGCGCAGCTTCTCCTGCGCGAGTGCGAACTCCTGCTGCTGCTTCTGCGCTTCCAGCGCGACGCGGGCCTTCGTGTTCTCAGCGTCCGCGGCAACCTCGGCCTGCTTCGCCTGTGCCTCGATTAGCAGCGGGTCGGGCTTGGGCGGAGGCGGCTGCTTCCCGCGCGGGTCGGTGAAGAACAGGTTCGGCACCCGGTAGCCGAGCGTCTTCGTCATCTCGGCAACGAGGTTCCACGCGTTCTCGGCCGTCACGAGGTAGTCGCCCATCCCGAGCCCGTAGAGCGTCTGCTGCATCTGCGCAACGACCTGCAACCCGTCGAGGCGCTCGCGCGCCTGGCCGATGCCGAGCCCGACGTGCACGACGACGTCCATGTCCTCGTTCCAGCTCGACGGGTCGATCTCGACGAACTGACCGCGCAGCCGGATGATGCGCTTCCGCATCGGCGCCTGCTTCATCGCGCGCAGCATCAGCTTGAACATGCGCCGGAAGCCGGGAGCGAAGAGAAGCCCGACGAGTGTGACGCGTGCCTGTGCGGCCGACATCATCGCGCCTGCACCCGTCGCGGTCTGGTTCAGCGACGACGCATCGAGCCCCTGGAACATCTTCGAGACGCCGGTCGAGTCCTTCTCGCCGCCGATGAAGTCGAGGATCAGCTTCGGGATCATCCCAAGCTCGGGCGTCTCGATCGCCTTGATCATGCCCGGCTGCTGGACGCGCACGACGCCGCCCGGCTGCGACACGAGCATGTCGCCGACGTCGACCATCCCCTCGACGACCTCGTGGCGCACGTTGTTCGTCGAGTACATGTTGTCGAGCATGTTGCGGACGGTGGCCGAGTCGATCCGCTGGTACTCGCGCACGTTGTCGGCCTGCGAGAGCCCGAACATCTTGTGCGGCATCGGGATCGCGCACATGCCGAAGTAGGGCACGCCGGAGGTCGGCTCATCCGAGAGGATCTCGAGGCTGTTCTCGCTGCCCACCGCGTAGATTTGCCGGCGCTCGGCGATGCCGTCGCCGTCCTCGTCGATCAGCGGGTAGCAGATGTTCAGCCAGACCTTGTCGCTCTGCCAATCGGGGCGGCCAGGCCCGCGCATGAGCGAGCCGTCTTCGTCCTTGTAGCGGTCGAGCCGCTGCTGATCGACGTCCATGCGGTCGCCGTTCGACACGAGATCTCGGACCTTGTCGACGGGGAAGCCCATCGCGATGAGATCGGACTTCGTGTACTCGCAACGCTCGCCGATGAACGGGATGTCGTCGTCGATGTGCGGGTAGCGGCGCGAGACGAGCAGCTGCTCGCTCGGGACCGGGTCGACGCACACGATGTCGCGCGTGGCCCGGCGACGCACCTTCACGTTCACGCGCTGCGGCTGGGGCGGCGGCAGACCCAAGGCAACTGCCGCCGCAATGACCAGCGCGTACTCGGGGTCCGGCACGGGGGTTGCCTCAACGATCGTGACGCCCTCCTCCGTGGAGAGCTTCTGCAG